CAAGTAATAGCAATAGAGTCACCTGCAGCTTTATTGACTACTGGAAAAGTAGTACGGCAAAGCAGGGTTCCTCCAGAAGAAGCATTTAAAATACCAGCTTCTGTAACAGCGCCAGTACCAGTACCCGCATTAAATGTAGCGGTCGCTGTAACTGTATTTGTAGATGCTGTAAATGATGTTAAAGATGCACGACCAAGTTCAGAACCTAGTGTAGTGTCTCCTGCAGCTGGACTAACTACGCCAGCACCAATAGCCATGTGACTCATTACAGTGGATGCTGTACCAGCCATACGACTTGCAATATAATTTTTACCAACAGTAACAACTAAGTTTGGAACTGTCTTAGTTTCTTTTAAATTTCCATCTCTGTCAAAAACTGTAATAGTTAAACGACCAGTTGCTTTTAAATTTTCTTTTATGTTCATAGGAGTCTCCTTTATTAATTATCCTGTAAAGGCACTTTCGCCTTCTGTGTAATTTCCGCTATCGTTCGAAAAATATGAATTTGATACTGGATAGGGATCTGTATATGGATTGAACCAGTAATTTCCTCCACTATCAGTTGGTGTAGCGACATGCGAACCAGTAATATACATATTTAGCGCAATATATGGGACAGTTCTCGATGAATCTTCCCCAGTTGTATCATTTATTGATTGACTATCATCTAGTGCTTTAGTTGAATCTTTTGTATCTATAGATTCAGAAAGTACTGGAGCATCATCTAATGCTTTAGATATGCTAAATGGTTGTATCGAATCGCTTGGTATTGTTATATTTGTATCAGAAACTAATGTATATAATAGATTAGAACCAAGTGTTTTACCAACTGTATAGTTTGGTATAGTTCTAATTGAATAATTCAACAATCCATCTGAATCAACTATTATAACTGATTGTGGATCTTGAACATAATCTAAATTTCTGGTCGTTTCATCAACTAATTTATTAAAATTATATGTATGCGTTTCTAATGGAACAACTTTATCTACATTAGAGTATCCAACAAAATCTAATATTGCAGAGCCATTAGAAGCTGATCCAGATGTGTGTACTGGAGAAGAAGAACCTAAAATTCCATTAGAAGAAACTAGATATCTTCGACCACCAAAATTAATGTAATCTCCAATGCTAACAGTAGCACCAGCTAACCAATCTATTCCTGGATCAGAGCCAAAACCTTTGTTAAGCGTTATACCAAGATTACTTTGTTCTGTTGCAAAAACTTCATCACGATGATTAAAGAAAAATGCTTTTAATGCAAATTCTAAAGAAGTTCCTGTATCAAATTCATTTCTAATATCATACTCACCGAACAATGCCATACCAGCTGGATGAACCATTGTTTTAACAGCAGAACGATATGTATTTAATCTTTCATCAATTTTAAGAACATATGCAAATGCCTGATAGTAACGACTATCTTGAATATAAATCGCATCATCCAAGAATCCATCATTTGTTGTATAATATCCTGGATATTTCGTTAATGAGTTTAATGATATTTTAACAACAGCAGGAGAAGTTGGATCTAAAACTACGCTCTTATTATCAACGAAAAATTCACGAACAACAGTACCATTATATGTTCCATCCCAGGCTAATCCTACACCTTGGGAAATAATTTCTTGCGCAGTTTGAGCAACGTAATCAAGATAATTGATTGTTCCCTGTTCATAGAAACCATTAGTTGGTTCTTTATAATAGATACTAGAAACAGTACCAACTTTTGTAGTAGTGAGATTAGTTTGACTTGCTTCTGGAGGTCTTTCTGAATACGGATATAATGTTGCAGTAAAATCTGTTGCATATCCTACACCATATTTTACAAACTCAAGTGCTTCAATAGAACCTAATGAATTAACTCTTTTTATTTTTACAACTGAACCAAGCCCATTACCATTTACAATGGAATATAATTCTCCAACTTTAAATTTTTTGCCTGAAACTTGAACTGTAATGTTAGATGTTGTGGGTAAAACAGTTGCATCAAACACATTACCATAACGAATTTTATCACCAACACTAATATTACCAAAAAACCTTCTGTCAATGAATAATTCATATATGTGTTCTGAAATTTGAACAACTTGGTCTACTTCAATTTCAACAGTATGTTTTTTATCTACCTGAATTCTAATAATTTTATTTGGTGTAACTACATCAACAATTTTCCCAATAATATTATCTGGATTACCAGCATTTACATATACAAATATAGAAACATCTTGATTCCACTTACCATCTGATGCACGTAAAATTTGTTTCGCTGGATATCCAACAGTCACTTCTTTATTAAAAAGAAGTTTAAACAATAATTTAAAAGATGCTTCAGAACCTTTGGCTAGGTATTGATCTTTAATTCTTTCTAATAAAAATCTTTCATTTACAACAGTGAATGGTATATTAAATGCCAATTCATTTTTAAAATGATCAATGAAATGGTCGAGAGTTTTATCTAAATCTTTTAAAACAGTAAAGTCTGTATTATAGTTTTGATCTACAAACTCATAATACGCTTGTAGGAACTCAACAAATGTTGTGTAGTCTTCCCTGACGAATTCAGGAACCTGTGATGGTAACAGGGAAGAAACTTTAGGTCTTGTAATCATTAGTTTCTGCTAGATGTAAATGTATAGTTCTTTCCACCACGCAAATCGCCATTGGCAGTTTGATCTGGTATTGCTGTTACTGTTACATAATCACGTGCAATTTGAGCGATTTGAGTGTACGCAGAAACCACATCGTTTGATTGAGGTTTGATTGCAATTTCCCAATCAGTTTCTGCAAGTGCAGTAATATTTAAATTTTTAATATTAATAATTCCATCAGCATAATCAACTGTACCAATTTTTGGATTAACTACAAATTTTGTGCTTCCAGCGACAGCACTTCTTGATGCTGTGAAATAATAAAGTTGAATATTACCAATACCGTCATCTTGTATGTAGTGTACTTGACTACTACCTTTTATATAAAAGCCAGAAGAAGAAATTGCATCTTCTGGTACGCCTGCAGAAAAAATTGGATTAACGAGTCTTATAGAATATTCAGCAGACACATTATAACGAGGTGATACTTGTCTTCTTAATATAACTGTTGTAATATTGCTTACAATAGATGGATCTGATATATCAATTAAACGACTTAATTGAGAGAATCGAAAAACACCATCAAATTTTTGTAGAGTTGAACTATCATATGCAAAAATTGTATCAGTAACTAAAGATGCTATTTGAGCAGCAGTTTGAATTGTTTTTCTATCATTATAATATACTGCAACATTTAGTGCAATATTAATATATTCTGGGTCAACAATAACTGGAGAAATTGATACTACACTTCGTGAAGATAGTAAAGTACTTGTAATATCAGATTTTTGTTGATTAGTTAATTTAATAGCATTGGTTGGTTTTGCACAGATATAAGTTTTCCCATAAACTGGAGGATTATTATCCTCACCACCCCAAACTGATACTGAAGAAATGTATGGAAATGATCCATATATTAATGCTTTATAATCGTCTGGTGTGACTGCGCGATTTTGTGCAGCATATAATCTTGGTGCATTAAATCTAATACTATCTATACTTTCTGCAGCAGTTCCACCTGTTGCATAACTTGTAGTTGTTATAACTGGACGCCCACCGATTAGCGTTGATCCATTATAAACAAATTGACGTGCGCCATTTGCAATAGAGCCTTTAGTAACAAAATAATCAAGATGTACTACATTACCATTCATTAGCCCAGTTGAAACAATACCATCACCAAAAACAATTTCAAATAATCCGTTATCAATTTCTTTAGAAAAATATACATTACTATCAGAGGCTAGTTGAACTAAAGAAACAGCTGGTATAAATGTTGTAAATGTATCTGAACTAGAAGATTCTTGAACACGAACTCTAAGTGTTGACATATCAATATTTGGGTTTGGAATAATATATTTCTGTCCATCAACAACAGTGTATTTAAAACTTAATGGCGTTCCTTCGATCAATTGTAAATTTGTAAATGTATAAATTCCATTTGGAGGAATAATAGTAACCGCATCCATATTATAGAACGTATATGAATTACCATTAATCGTAGTACCAAATGCAGAATACTGGGGGAGTGTAAGAGAATACGGAGTAGAAGTTGGATGTGTAACTTGCATATTAACTGTTGCTCTTGCAGCAGTTGCAGAAGTTGGAGTGTAACCCAAAGACTTAGCCAAAGAAACTACGCTTGCTCTTTTACTAGCTGAATCTAAAAACATCTCATTTATAGCCAAATTTGTATAAAGAGCATTGTAATGGGTATTATAAGCCAGAACATCCAATAAAGTAGAAAGTCCAGAACCCTCAAAGTCATAGTCCGTAAAGGTACTTTGACCCTTCATAAAGTTCTTTAAATTAGATTTAATTTGATCGAAATCTAATTCACTAACTTGAATTCTTTTGCTATCGATTGCCATATTTTATCTCGTTCTGGTAAGTATTAAATCAACACTTAAAATTGTGCTAGTATTGACTATTGTAAATTCTATTGTTACATAAACATCATTATTATCAGCACTTAAATTTGCCGTTACATTTGTAAGATTAACTCTTGGTTCAAAATTAGTTATAGTCTGAGAAATTGCTTTCTTCAGAATAATTGGTAGAAGCGGAGTTGCTGGTTCAAATAAAAGCGATTTAATCGGAGAACCAATTTCTGGGTGAAATGGTTTCTCATAATTTGATGTTAAAATCAGATTACGTATCGATGCCTTAATTGCTTGTTCATCAGTTTTAACTGTTACGTCTTTTGTAACAGGATGAGCCGAGAAATTAAGATCTAAATCAGTGAAAATTCTAGTGTTTCGTGCCATATTATTATTTAGGACAATAGTTGCGTCTTATTATCCAACAAGAACATTAAAAGAACCTCTTATTATAAAATTTGGTAGATCAGATCCAAATGCTTCATCTCCAATCGTTGCTACTGGTCTATAACCAGCAAGAACTGTAAAACCAGTCCCAATTATAAATGATATGTCTGGATGACAGAAAGCACCCAGATGGGGCATTACTGCATCTCCTGAACCAGCAATTGGTAAATAGTTTACTAATACTGTAGGAGTTCCTGGACCAACAATTACTGTTGTAGTTGGCATTAGACATTTCCATCCTGTACCAGTTGGCGATGCAACGGTATCTGTAACTCTTGAAACTGCAAACATTATTATAACCCTTTATGCTTTAGCTGGTAAATTAATAGGTATGCTACCATTTGCTCTTAAAAATAAAACTTTTGCTCTGGCACTTGCGAATGACCAATGAATCCATTGCTCCATATCAACTGTTTCTATTCCACCAGGAGTTAGTAAATATGGATCTGCAGGAATTGTGGCAAAAATACTAGCATATGTAAGTTTTTGTGATTTATTAGTTGGTAGAGTATATTCATATATTAAATTAAATGGTGGTGATGTTGGTGGTGGTAATATCTCTGTACTTAAATCCGATTTAACAAAATTATAATGTTGAGTATTAAAGTCATAAGATGAAGCACCAGATAGTCTTATACTATTAACAGTTAATGGTGTATATGTTAATCCAGCGTTAGCCCAATTAAAAGTAGTAGTTACTAGGGTTGCTGGTAAAGTTGTATAAGATGGTGGTTCAGTTGGTGCTGCATATATTCCCTCAAATGTTAAATCAATAGAATATGGCATTGATTCATAAACTGTTGGTAAATAAGTTTGTGGTATTGAACCACCAGCACCATCCTCACCACCAGTTGCTCCTCTAATTACATCTAGTTCATCTCCTGGGATTGCCTCAAACCCAACAAGATTAGACTGAGTTATTTTAAGTGTCATATTATATCAACACAAATCCTGCATTTACGCCAGCTACACAAATCTTGTGATTATTCATACTGAAACAATGACCATTGTTTCCTTGTTGTTTGGCAGAAGCATGAATCCAATAAGCAGAACCACCTTTATCATATTCCATAATAATTTGATTCCATGTCGTCAATACATCTGGTAATTCTTTACAAACAGCAAAGGTTTTAGCCTTACCTTCTTTAAATGTAATGTCAACGGCACTTCCTTTTACATGGTCTCCATGCTCTGGAATATAATTACCACTAGCATCTTTCAAAGCAAGATCTCCTGGATCATTTGGTCCATTGGAACAACGTCTAAAACAACTTGTTATTACAAAAGAATCTTTACCATATTTTTCAGTAATTGGTTCAAGAACTGTATCACATAAAATTTTCAAATTAGCAACAATATCTTGTGGAGTCAACTTCATATCTCTTGGTCCACCTTTAACTGATGGAACAACATAAGTCATTCTAGGAATTCTAGTTCCACCTTTAGTTAATTCACCAAGAGTCCAATGTTTAGATAGCCTCATGCCAGAATTAAATGCGTTTGAAGACATATCTAGAATACCACTTACATTGCTATCAATAGAACCAGAAGATGTTCCCTTTGGCTGATACGTATCTTTGATATATTTATTGGAAGTTATTCCAGTTGCAGAACTTTCATTATTCGCAACTCTATTTGAACGATATGTTGCAAGATC